AAAAAGAGATAACTATGACAAAGGTGATACACGTACAATTGATGAAAGGGAGGAAGAATTATTACTTTGGCTCAATTCCTGCGATTTACAGCGTTTTGACGGCTGAAGATATAGGTATTAAGCGAAGCTCGCTGGAGCGTGTAGGACTGAGCAAGGGAGGGGTTGTACTGAACAAAAAGGCTTGTATCAGAGCTGGTGAGCTTATACGCTCAAAGGTGACAAAATAAGGGTATGTATAAACAGCTAAAACGCTGATTGAACGATAGTTGAACGTCTTTCAATACGTTTCTGAACGGTTGAAAGCCGTTTTCTTTATTTTATTGGGTTGTAAAGGTGTGTTTTAAGGTAAAAAATGGCTTTGGAGTGACATTAGGGGTGACGATTGGAGTGACAGTGTAAAACGAAATGTGTAAAGAGGGGTGACATTAGGGGTGACACTTTTTATATGTTTTTGACCACATTCACCCCCCTAATAAAGACGAAAAAAAACGGATAGACCCTATTTTTAATCATTTACCCCCCCCATTTATTCCGTATAAGGAGGGGTATAATATCATATCTCGTTAATAGACATATTGTCGAATTTCCTTTATTTTCAAGGCTTTTAGGCTAATTTTGATGTATTGCACCCAACAAAAATGTGTGCGTGCTCACTTTTGCGCCTTATCGTGTACCTTACTCAACATCAGAAATGCTTATAACTGTGCCCAAGCTGTCAAGTGTAAAGATTTGGTTGTAGATCTGTGTTGCACCATATTGATTCTTTGCACGGTACTTATGACGTACTATGAACCATTTGGTGTGTGGGTTCTGTGATACTGGACTCCATTCAACACCATCATAACTTTCAGGATCATTCAGGTTCTTTTTTAAGAACTGTTTTACCTGGCGTACTGAAGCATCTAATACATCATTGTGAACAACAGCTACAGGTTCTTTCTTCTCTTGTGGTTCTGGCGAGTCGCTAAATGCACCTGCAACCAATACTGATACTACGATTAAGCCAATAACCGCTAATATAGTAAGATTAAGCCTTGCCTTTTTCTTTTCTTGTGGAGTCCTCTCACTCCATTTCTTTTTCTCTTTCATATAATATAAACTTAAGTTATTAGACGTATTATAGTTGAATATTGTTATGCGTCAATCTCCCAATCTTTGTAGCCCTTTGCTCGCAGCTCTTCAAGGCGTTTTGTATAGGCTACAATATCATGAACTAATGGAGCCATTCTAAATCTTTTATAAAGCTGTTGCTTCTCATCATCTGTGAGTATGATGGGATTATCAGGATGTAGCTTGTTCCAATAGTTCTCAATAAAGAACACTGCATTACGTCGTGCTCTGGTATATTCTTTCAAGAACTCATCAAGTTCGGTCTTCTCTGGGTCAATCATATATTATTTTTTAAATGAATCTACTTACGTTACCAAGCACCTCGAAGATACGGAGGATACGTGAATTGTCGTATTCCTGCTCGTCGTAGTTATCCTCGTTGATAGGTACATAGCGCATCCTATCTGGATTATTGGATTTACGAAGTATCTTAACGGTACGTATGGTGTCAAGTACGACAGCATATATCTCGCCATATTGCACGTCCTCAAGTCTACATTCCTTAATTGCAATGATATCTCCGTGATTAATCCTGGGCTCCATAGAATGCCCTGTGATATTCACCCAGCTAACTCCCTGCTTATTGAACGGTTTGAAGTCAATGTTGTATTCAGGGTTGATAGTCTGATCGTTAAATGTGAGGTCGAAGCCTCCGAGGAAGTCCACATCATAGTAAGGTGCGCCTTTATTAGGGGATTCTGAGCGGACTGGTTCTACTACCATAGCTTCCTGCAATGCTGTTTTGAGCATGCCTCCCTTGCCTGTTAAGAGCCATTCCGCAGAGTATTGGGGATAATTTTCAACAAGAGATTCTATCCATTTAGCTTGTATGTCTGTACCCTTAGCTATAGCACGTGATAAGACACCTTTACTGGCACCTATTTTTTTCTCCAAAGCACCGATAGTTATCCCCTCATGCTTGGATAATTCCTCTATTCTTGATAAAATTTTACACATAAAATGAAAATTATCACCCAAAAAGTTTGGATGGTTGAAAATTATCACTATCTTTGCAGCGTGTTAAGTTTATTAACAGCGTCCAAAGATACAAAAAAGGGGCGTGATAGAAGAATGTTTTATTAAAAATATAAAAGTATGAAAACTTACGATGTGTATTTTGATGATGAAATGAGTAGCAACAATATGGGCTTTAAGTCAAGTTATGAATATTGCTTGAACTGGATTCAAAGCAATAATGGTACAAATCACAGCTACTTTGAGGACTATAAAGGTGGAACAGTAGCTATCATTTGTAACGAGACCGAGGAAAGAGTATATGAAGAGAAGGTAAGATAACTATAACAAAAAGGCGGCTACGGCCGAATGGTAGCGGACACGGAATTAAAAGCATCGGAGCGACTGGGGTTCGATTCCCCACCGCCTACAAGATAAACATTATAAGAAAGAAATTATGGAAAAACAAATCTATGTAAGTAAGAAAGGTAAAGCTCACTTGTGTGAAGTCTTTAACTGCACCACAGTGATGGTATGGAAGGCTCTGAACTTCAAAAGCGACAGCGAGCTTGCAAGGAAGATTCGCTTCACAGCACTAACACAGCTGAACGGAACTCCTAATTGGAAGCAGGCTGACGTTGAGACTACTCACGAAGAAGCTGAACAGACAATGACACAGACCTTCGGTGAGCGTGTGAAGTTGGTTGTAGACCGCAAGGATGGCAGCGTGAGTGTCTTTGTTGATGGAATTGTGACACGTCGAGAGCAAGATATGAACATACCTGCCTTCGTGGAGTTGCAGAGTGAAGTTGAATTGATGGCTATGAGCTTATAACTATATTTGGGATGGAATACTTCAACAAGATATTGTGCGTAACCTACGCGGAACTGACTGGAGGTGGTGATGCAGTTATTAAAGCTGCTACATTACGTCAGAACATGAGCCGTGGAAATATCGTCAGCGTACACCGTGGAGGTGGCGAGGGCGGTCAGGCACTTTACGCATGGAGTTCCATTCCTCAGAAATACAAGGCTCGGTATATGGAACGATACGGTGATCCAGAGCAACGAATGAAGGAAGCGATGATGCGTGACCGCATACGGCTTGACAGCGAGGCACGTGAGTTCTTTGAAAACTTCACCTACGAGAAGAACAGCAAGCAGGAACATCTTACAGAGAAGCTCATTGAAGAGTACACCATTAATGCGAGTGTTCTGAAAGAACTGTTGAAGATGATGGCACAGCGTAGAGCAATTCGTCAGAGTTTGAACGGCAGCACTGCAGGAGCTTGGGAGGTAATCTATCAGAGTTCTGAAGCTATGCGCGAAGAGTATCAGCACACCCTTCCACAGAATGAAGCGCGACTGAAGGCAAAGATTAAGGCTTTCAAGGCTGACGGCTACAAGAGCCTTATCAGCGGTAAGGTCGGAAATAAGAACACGCAGAAGATTACTGACGAGTTCGGACAGCTACTCATCGCACTGAAACGTTGCAGGGTTCCAGTCTATACCGATGCGCAGCTCTTTGAAGAGGCAAACCGCCAGGCGGAAGCAAACGGCTGGAAGCCACTGAAAAGCCTTAGCGGTATGAAGCGATGGCTGAATAGTGCTGCAATAATGCCACTATGGTACGATGCTGTGCATGGTGAGCAGGCAGCACGACAGAAGTTCGGACGTAAGCATCGCACGGCACTGCCAACGAAACGTGATGCGCTGTGGTATGGCGACGGTACGAAGCTTAACCTCTACTACCAGGACGAGAACGGAAAGGTGCGTACAACGCAGGTCTATGTCGTCATTGATGCGATGAGTGAGGTGATGCTTGGTTGGCATATCAGCGATACAGAGGACTACGAAGCACAATACCACGCATATCGCATGGCTATTCAGACCAGTAAGCACAAGCCTTACGAGATTGTTCACGACAACCAAGGCGGACATAAGAAACTGGATGCCGACGGTCTGTTTAAGAAGCTTTGCCACGTGCATAGGACCACGCAGCCATATAATGGTGAGTCGAAGACCATTGAGGCGGTGTTCGGTCGGTTCCAACAACAGGTGCTGCATAAAGATTGGCGTTTCACAGGTCAGAACATTACGGCAAAGAAGATGTCGAGCCGTCCGAACCTTGAATTTATTGAGGAGAATAAAGACTCACTCTATACGCTTGAGGAACTGAAAGATGCTTACGCAAAAGCTACTAAGGAGTGGAACGAAATGGCGCACCCTGCATACGGCAAGAGTAGACAGGAAGCCTACGACAGCAGCGTGAATGAGGAAACGCAGCAGGTTACGGCACACGACATGGTGGATATGTTCTGGGTAACGGCTAAGCGTATGAGCACCTTCACGGACCAAGGTATCAGTGTTACCATTAAGAAAGAGAAGCGACAATATGAAGTGATGAGCGAACCTGGTATTCCTGATCATGAGTGGCGAAGACAGCACACTTACGAGCGGTTCGTTGTTAAGTATGATCCTTACGACTTCGGAAGCATTCGACTCTATAAGAAAGAGGCTGACGGCAGCCTGAGGTTTGAACGAGTAGCAGAGCCTTACGTTGTGATACATCGTGCGATACAAGAGCAGACAGAAGGCGAGGCTGCATTCATCAGACAGGAACAGGCAGCCAATACCACTGACCGTATTGAGCGAACAGTTGCAGGACGTGAGATTGAAAAGGCGCACGGCGTAATGCCAGAGCAGCACGGTCTGCGTAGTCCAAAGCCTAAGGGAATGTCAGCAGCTGAACGCAGACAGATTGAACGTCGTACAGGAATCTATAGCAAGTCGCCTGAAGAGTATAAGATTGGAAGGAAGACAAAGCAAGTAAGCCTTGAAGACTGGGCGGAGGTTGAGACGGCAGTGGTTGATATGGCAGCAACGGCAGGA